TGTACTGCATGATATCCATCATTGTACGCATTTGGCCTTCAATAGGTGTTTTATTATTGCACCATTCTGCAACCTGAATCATAGAAGGCAATTCAATAACCTGAATACCTGCGTTGTCGCCGCCGGTACCGGCGCTTGGGTCTAGCGCAACAACATACATGTTTGCTGGACTTATATGCTTATACCAACGTACTTGTCCCATACGTGAAATAGGTTCGGCGCCTTGTAGGTCTAAAAGTTTAATTGCACTAATCAGTGTTTCGTCATAGATAATAAATTCGCATTCGTGTTCACGACGGAAACGTTCATCACCAATACGACTACGTTCTGCATCAGCCCATGCTTGATCTCGGTCAGGATGTTCATCCCATTTAGCAAACATAGGTTTGAAACCGTTTACACCTACCGCAGTTTCATTTCCGTATTCGTCATAATTTTTATTTGCCGCTTTCCAAATCTCTGCAAAAGTATCTTCGTCACTGCTAGGTGTGCTAGTAACAATACACTTACCACCAGTACTTAGTGTAGGTGATAGCGAAGCCCAAAATTCTTTAGCAATAGTATTACGCACGAATGCGAACTCGTCTAAGTAAATTAGCGAGATAGACATACCACGACCAGTGTTTTCTGTTGTGGTAGTACTTACAATACGGCTACCATTATCAAATGTAATACTGCCTTTGTTGTACTCTGTGACGCCTGCGCGAATGTGGTCTGGAATGTTTTCGTATGCATAACGAATACGTGTCATAATTTCACTCGCACCACTTTGCTTATGAGCCGCAACTAAAATTGTACTGTCTGGTACAAACATAGCATACCAAAGCAGATAGCCGGCAGCAACCGTAGTTTTACCCATCTGTCTACCCAGCATGTTAATACTGTAACGATAGTCATTATAGTTTTTGATAAGTTCTAACTGATAGTCAAACGGAACAAACTTTATCGCACCTTTAGTTGGGTGCTGAATCATCATGTATTTTTCCATAAAGTATCTAGGGCCTGTTTGTGGATGACAACATGCTCTAAATTCTTTTAGCGTATCGTTAGTATATGCTACTTTAGCATATGCTGATTTTGTGAGACTGCTCTCTACTGTACCTTTTGCCATACTTCTATTTATCGAAAAAAAAGCCCGCCTAGGCGGGCTTTTGAACTCCAAAAGAGTTTATCTTATGCCAATCTTTTTTGTAATTTGTCACGTAAAACATTGATTAATGTCTGTTTGTCTGTGTTATATTTTACGTCTGTTGGCATTTCTTCGTCTTGACATCCACATGGTTCTTCAGCTGGTGCTTCTGGTGCATGTGGTTCAAGAGCCACAGCAACATCTTGCATATTTGGCTCTTGTTTCCCACTATCACTAGCGTAATCAATGCCTGCTAGCTTTAGAATACGATGCAATTCTTCCATGTCTTTTGCTGATGCGTTGATGTTTAATGTAGCATCGCCCATCTGCTTACTTTGATTAAAACTCACAGTAGTTGTTTCTTGAGGTCCTACGGCACCTGGCATTGTTTCTGGACCTGGTGTATAATAACCTTCTTGTGCTGGAACTTTTGATTTGCCTGTTAGCTTATCAATAGCACGCTTTTGTCCGGCGGCACGACTAGCTGTTGGACTGTATAGTTTACGATCAATGGGTGTACCAAAGTTCTTGCCTGTGGCTGCTCTTAACTCATCACGTACTCTAATACCGTGTGCGCGACGCTCTTTTTCGTCTTTAACAGACTTAGAAACGTAGCTACCAAGTGTTTGCGGTGATAGCTCGTCTAGCTGTTCATCTTCTTGCGTTATTGAAAGTGCTTTACGCACACCAGCTTTACGATTATGATACTTTCTTGCTGACTCTGCATCTTTATTGCGATCTGCATGATATGCATCGCGCTCTTTCGCTGCTTTATCAGTGTATGATGATAGTGTTTTGTTTGATACTTCATCAACTGGTTCACTATCTGGTGCTGGTAATTCTTCGACACTTCCGACAATGCTGTCATAGTCGTCCATGCTTAATGGACCATCTTTTGACATTGCAATTAAACGCTCTGCTAAGTCATGCAAATCCATGTCTTCTTGCACTTCTTCTCTAGCAAACTCTAATACACGTAGTAATAACGGAACATCCATTGTTACTGTATCTACTTCATCTCCGTTACTTGCATCATCTGTTGGATCTTCGTCGCTGTCGTCTAATGCGTCTTGTGCCATAGTTCCAGCAACATGGCCAACGCCACTAACAATGCCGCTTGCTATCGCCGAGCCGGTGCCAACAACCGCGCGGCCAATTGCTCCTAATGCTGGTAAAATTTCATCAAGCTGTTCATCTTCCTGCACACGGTCATAATGACCTGCTTCTAAATCTTGAATAACTTGCTTAGTCCAGATGCTTACATCGCTTGAACCAATTTCGTCTAAGCCATCGCCGCCGGCAAATTCTGCAACATCATCAATAGCTGCCATAACTTTTACGGGACCGTACTTGCTTAATAGGTCTGTATGTTGCATCATAATGCGACGAGTAATTGAACTTGCTACTGCGTCAACTGAATCCTGATCTTCAGTTACACTTTCTTGTGCAGGTTCTTGTTTTTGTGCCTGCTTCATTAGCTGAACAAATTTACTTCTTAGTTGAGGATCTGATAAAATTGTTGTTAATGCATCTGCGTAAGGGTCTAATGCTTTTGCGAGACCAGGTGTTAGTGTTTTACCTGAACTTAATGCACCTAATGCTTTTGCTACTGCTGAGCCTGATTGGTGAGTAACACCTCTCATTGAATTAGCACCTGATACTGCTGCGGCTGCGGCTGTTGACCCAGGCTTTGGTGCTGGATTCATTCCCATTTCAGGTGAAGGTGTTAGAGCCGGCGCTTCAAAAATATTAGACAAACGCATTTTTAATTCCTTCTAGAGCTTTGAGTGATTACATCAACTTCTTTGTTTTCTACACCTCTGCCCATGTTTGCCTGACCGTGTAATGTATCCCACATTGGTTTTAGGTTGTCGCCCATAATTTCATCTTTAGTTGGATAATTTTTAAAGTAGTCTGCGCCTTTATCGGCTTTAATTTTTGCTAAGGTGTCTAAAAACTTTTTGTTATATTCTTCACCAAAATAAACTACATCTTCAATGCCTTCATTTTGCATTTCATAATGTGATTGGCCATCGTCTTTTGCTAGTACTGCATCGTCTTCGGTAACAGTACGATCCTTGTTATAAGCTGTACGGTCAGCGGCATTGTCTGATTCTAACTTACGTGGATCTTTAACGTTATAGCATAATACTCTATCGTGATCTAAACCTAAATGCACTGCTAACCAAACTTCTAAAATTCTTTCGTGTACAGGATACTTAAGTACAACATCTGTACTACATACTTCGCTAATTAACTTTACGCCTTTAGCACGAACAAATTCCATTGGGTTTTCTTGAATTGGTGTACGCTTAAATGATGCTACACTAACTACATTGTATTTTGCTAGGCACTGTTCAATGATGTCCAAGTGCTCAGGCTTGCAATCGGCAGCAATTTTGATTCTAAACGAATACTCTTTCTTAAAACTTTCTGCGATGAAATCTTTTAGTTGCATGGGTTTAATCTCCTGTTACAACTATTTATCATTTTAGTCAAAAAGAAAGGGGCCACTAAGACCCCTTCCCAATTTGTTTAATACTTTACAGTATTAAGATACTACGATTGATGTACCTAATGTTACAGTTGCGCCTGAGAAGTCGTAACCATTAACAGTGTCTGTACCAATAGCTTGTAGCTGATCTTCTACAGAAGCTGCATCAAACTGTGAACCGTCAACGATGCAATGTAGTTGACCGCTTGTGTTTGATGGTAGGAAGTATGCTAGAGGCTGAACAACTTGTAGAACACGCTCTACTGCTTCACGTGTGTTGTCATCTTCTGATGTTAAGCTACCGCCTGCATCAACTACTACCGCCTTAAGATTGTGACGGCTAATTAATGTACCTGTTGCAAATTCTGCAACACCTTTACCATTACCTTTTGTCTGTGGCATTTTAAATTCTCCTAAATATTTTTAAGCCTGTTAAGCTATGTACTTATTTATCATTCGATATACACTTAGATATAAGAAAAGGACCCGAAGGTCCTTTTCCATGTTACACATATGTATAAAATATCAACCGTCTGTATCGTCGTCTGTGATACGACCGATTGTTACTAATACTGCGGTGCCGCCTAGTGCTTCTCTAACAGCGGTTTGTAATGCTGCTACTGTTTCGCCTTCACTTTGGAATGTTTGGCCCGGGCCATAAGGAATGCTAGAATCTCTTACAATAATTGTGAAATAGTCGCTGTCACTGGAACCACCAACTTGGAATACTTCGCAGTATTGTTGAATAGCACGTACAGCATAGTATACATCACTACCAGGTGAGCCAAAGTCACTGTCTGGACTATAGTTGTCTAAATCAGCATCATTTGGGCACCATGCACTACTGCCGTTAGGCAATGTTTCGCCGTCAGTGAAAAGAATAATTGATGTTAAATGTGGTGTACCAAAAGTTGAACTTGGTACTATTTTGCGAGCGTTTGACCCTAAGGTCGAATATAGATCTGCCATAAAATTCTCCTAATTTTTGTCAAGCCTAATAGGCTATACTATGCAGTTATTTATCGCTTTTACCCAGCATCTTTAAGAGCTCATTACGGTCAAATGTGTTAGAACTAATCTCTTCTGCTTCAGTGTCGCCTATCTTTTTAGCAGTTTGATCAACCCTAGCTTTTTTAAGCATCAAGTCAACTTGCTTTAGCTTACGACTTACTTTGCTGTCTTTGGCTTCTAGTGCAATTTTAAGCATGTTTGCAGCATTATTAAAAACTTGTCCTGCTGCCATATCACTCATATTCATACCTAAACTCATAAGCTGAGTATAGCTATTCATCGCTTCTAGTGCAATAGCATCCATTTCACTGTCATGCACTTCCATACCGCGAACTTCTGCTAGTGCATTATCAATTTTTTCACTAATGCTAATAGCTTCTTGTACTTCGTCAATAGTAGTTAGCGGCTGCTCGGCAGGTGCCGAAGCAGTGTTTTCTAAGGCTTCCTCTAAAGGAGGAAGATTAAATTCTTCTTCTAACTTTCTTGTCATACTGTTACTTATTACTTTTTCTTTTTACTAACTCTAGTTCTAGGTGTTCTTTTTTTATTGGTATGAAATATCTGGTCTTCATTAATAACTTTAAAACGTATACCTTTACGCAAACACCATTCTTGTGCCGCGGCCCATTTAGCCGAGTTTACAATAGTTGCAGCCTGATTCTTAGCTGTTTTTGCGCTTTCTAGTGTGGTTTGATTCTTAGGTTTAATTTCTACTAGTTCAACATGTGTTGAGCCGTTTTTGTCTACGTACTGAATCATAAAATCGGGTACATAGTTTGACCATTTATTTGTTAAGGGATTTAAGTAAGGAATCTTAACACTTTCATTTGCCCATTTCAAAATGTTAGGATGTTGGTCGCACATACGCATAAAAGCTAATTCCCAACTACTGCGAAAGTAGGGAACATTTTGACCTGCGTATTTTAAAGGGTTTTGTACAGTATAAACCCCTTGAGCAAACTGTTTCATGTTAGGGCTGTATTAAATCTTTGAACCTTGTAGCAGAATTATTTAAAGGACTAACTAAATTAATTCTATTACCGACAGGTCTTAGTGCATTGATTGTTTGATATGTGTCTATAGCTAATTTTAATGAACTATCATTAACACTAAAATAATCCATAGGATTTACTCGCTGTTGAGCTGCAACTCTAATTAAAACATTGGCCATTGCCTTTGCATTAGCATTTTTAAAACCAGACTTAACTAATCGTTGCTCAACTTGTTCTAGTAAAGTTGGATTAATAGGGTCATCTTTATCTTCAAATAATTTTGATAGTATGTCTGTGCTAGCTTCTGGAATAGGAAATTTAACTGTGGCATTTTCCAAGTACGCAACTAATGTATTTTGCGTAACTTGATATTTTACTTCATTACCAAATGTATCATATAAATTAACCGACGACATATATTATCCTCCGCCGCCCGGGCCTTTTGGTTTAGGACCACGTACAGGAGTTTTTATTTGATTAGTGATACCTGTGACTACTCCGCCAACCGCAGTCGATACTACTGCATTTTTAATACTTTTACCGTGAATAGCCGCAGTTAATGCATTGTCTGCTACACTGCCTAATAATCCTTCTAAGAAACTTTTATCTTTTTCAGTAGGTGCAGCGAATGATCCTTTTTTACCATAAATTGAATCAGGTTTAATACCACCGTTTACTGTTACTGTCGGAAGGCCTGATATTGGATCAATTTCTGGGGTTGGTTCAGATTGTGGTTGACCTGAACGACCTGAACGGGTAGAGTTGCCTAAAAATTCCATTGTGCGTTCGTTTTCTAAAACTACAGGGACGCCCGATGGAACAAACGCAGGACCTGTAAAGTTTCTACCATCTTCAAAACGTAACACATCAACTTCAGATAACCCAAAATTAACATTTTGATAAACATTAAATGACTCGTATTCAAATGTCATGTCAAATTCCATAACTTCTGAACTAGCATAGTCTATGTCACTTGTTCTAAATCTTGTTAATGTGGGATTAACCAAGCTGTACTGTACTGCTTTATTACCATGATATAACACATAATCTATACGTTCAAAGAATGTAGATGTGAGGTTTAAGTTAAAACCGTATGCATTGCTATTCCATGCGTCAGTGTCTTGGCCAAACAGTGAGTTTATATTTTCTTTGCCAGGTGTTGTTGTGCCGCCAACAGTCTCTCTAGATGGGTCTTTTCCCTGTTTGTTTCTAGGATTCATATAATGATAGCTGTAATACTTCATAAAAAGTATTAACCATTCATTATTAATTGTATCAATTACTTTAATATCAACTGGCTGATATTCTACACCCGTATTAATAATACGTTTTCTGTTGTATTGATTTTTAGTATCTGTTTTAAATTCTATTTCAGGCAGACTTGCTGTTCTTACTAAGCTACTAATCTGTGTTCTAAAAGATGCATTATCATTGTACCAGCTTTCACCGTACAATTCACGATTAACAATGAAATTTATGTATCCATTAAATTTTTGGCGTGGAGGGTTGATATCTGGGCGAAAACCGTACGCATTACGAAAATCTCGTGCATAGAATTTATTATTTCCGCCATTACCAAAGATATCAAAGATTCTGCCTAACACACTCATGCACTGGACTCCAAAAAAAATTAGAAAGAGAGTATAGCTGTTGCCAGCTATACTCTTTCAATCATTAAACGCCAGGACTTAGTTCGTTTAGGCCAACATTATCTGGGAATGGGTTACCAGCACTTGTTCTGCCGTTAACATCGTTGTCACCTTGATAATGTGTAGCATTATCGTAACGAACCTGCATTGTAACAGTGATTGGCTCGTTAGTGCTGTAATCACTGTCGCTGTAGTCAACGTTAGTGAAGAAGCAACCTTCTAAGAACCAAACTTCGCTTGCGCCAGCGTTAACACCGTCTAGGATTTCAATCTGCATGTCAAACTTATAGTCTGAACCAGCTGCTGGTGTTGATTGCTGGAAGTGATTTAGCTGACGCTGAATCTGTGCGCCAACTAGTTTAGTTACGCTGTTTGTAATATCGTCACGAACAACAACTGAGATCTGCTCCCAACTGTGCTTGCCCTGTAGATACATTCTTGAATTGTAGCTGTCAATGGTTACTTCTTCATATGTAATCTTTGGACGGCTAACGTTCTGTACGTTTTGTGTTAGCACTCTCGACTCTGCTTCACCACCGAAGCCGCCTAAGAAGCTAACGCGGAAACGGTACTTTAGCTTAGGCATTAAAATGCCAGAGCCATTGTTACCGGTAACAGGAACACCAAACTTTGATCTGGTTTCTGTTGTATTAATATTTGCCATCTTGTTCTCCTACGAACGGTTAGTTCTTTCTATGTAAATATTTATCATATAAACAGAAAAAACATTAACTCACGTTTTAATTTGACAAAAAAAGGGGCATTTCTGCCCCTTTTCCTGTTTAGTAAGTTTTTTAATCTTACTGTGATGATCCCAATGTATTCTGGATACGAATTGGAATATAAATGAACTCAACTGCCTTGACTGGCTGAATAGCGATGTCAATGTGTAGTTCGTTTCGGTCGATTCTTGCTGGTGTGTTATTTGTTGTATCACACACTGTTAAGAAGTCAAACAATCCACGCTGTGTTACTAGCTGACCTAAGAAACGATCAACTACCACCTTAGCGTTTTGACGAGTTACTTCGTCGTTTGGTTCAAACAAGAATGGCTTAACAATATCGTCTAAGCGTTCACGTAAGTAAACAACTAGACGTGCTACGTTAACACGATCCAATGCACTTGCTACTGGGTTTAGAGTCTTCTGACCAAACACAGCTAGGCCGCGACCTGGGAAGTTACCAATCGGGTTAATCTTGTTGATGTACAAGCTATCGCGTTGGCCTTCACTTAGTGCTACAGCTACATATTCAGCTGACGCCGCATCTAAGTAACCTACGCTTGTAGCGTTGCTTACTAGACCACGCTGGAAGCCAGCTGGAGCAAACCAAGGATAAGCAACCTGGTCGTTAAATGCTAGTGTACGTAGAGCAATATGACTTGCTGGCTGTAACACATTTGTACCATCTAAGTTTGTTGTTAGCGCATGTGGATAGTATACGCCTATGTATGGTGAGCTAGCT